GTTCGTCGCGGTGTTCGAGCCGACTGTGAGATTGCCACTCGTACTCAGCGCCCCGGTTAGCGTGGTCGTGCCGCCGACAGTCAGGTTGCCCGAGGCCGAGAGCGATGTGAAACTGCCTGCCGCTGCCGTCGTGCCGCCGATCGCGGGCGGGCTGGCGAGGTAGGACGAAAAACCCGCACCGCTGACAGTGCCCGAGGCCGAGAGCGTGGTGAACGCGCCGGTGCTGGCGGTTGTTGATCCGACCGGCGGTGGCGTAGCAAACAGGCTGTTAACCCCCGTACCCGACAGCGTGCCGCCGCTGACCACGAGACCCGCCTGGGCCGTGATCTGGCCAGCGAACGTCGCGTAGCCGGTGAAATTCGGCCCCGCCATCGGCGCATAGGGGGCCAGCAGCGACGTGATGCCTGCTCCGGAGACGGTGCCGCTCAACGTGGTCGTGCCGCCCACTGTCAGCGAGCCGGTTAGTGAAGTCGTGCCTGCCACCGAGAAAGTGCCACTGACCGCATAACCTGTCGTGCCGTTTTCGGTTTCAAGTGCGAGAACCCCGCCAGCACCACCAAAACCAATGTAGCCTTGCCGCACACCTGCCGGATTGAAAAACGAAATATAGCCGGTCGCGCTCGTGGACCCATTGTAAAGACCGACCGAACCGTTTCCCGTATACGCGGCCGAGACCGTCAGGCCAGTGATCGTGCCACTGACATTCAGCGCATTCGTTATACTGGCATTGCCCCCGGTGACACTGATCCCGTTCGGGAACGTCATCAATCCGGTCTGTGAAGCACTAAATGCCTGTACCGCTGCAAGTGTCGCCCCAGCGGTTCCAGACGGCGCCACATTCAGGCTGACAACATCAGTGGTTAATCCATCAGCCCGGAAATACCATGCGAAACCAGTCGCCAAATAAACGAAACTGGATGTATAAGCCGTGTTACTGCTCAGATACGACCCGGCCGTGCCGATATTGATTGTGCCCTGAGAGGCGGTGTTCGACACACCCAGTAGCAACTGACCAGAGGCCGTTAACAAGCCACTGACAGTCAGACCATTACTGACGGACAGATTACCGCCAGTGACGCTTAGGCCGTTCGCCATCGCCACCAGCCCACTCGCACGGGTGATATAGAGCGGGGTCGAAAGATAGGCGCCAGCATCGGAAAAGGCGTTGATGCCGAAACCTGATCCGGCGTTGCTACCGGCCTCAGTTTGATTATCGCTATAGACCGACCAACGCCCCAAGCCGCCTGTGTAGAACTGGATAATCTTGTAATCACCCGCCAGCGCATTCAGATACAAACCTGCATAGATCGCGGTATTGGTGCCGATCGACATATTGCCGGTGCTATTGAGCGTCCCGCTAACGGTTACTGCACCGGAGGCGATCGATAAGACAGCCGTTCCGGCGATGTTGAAGTAGTGCTGCGAGCCAGTGGGAACGGTATAGTTCAGTGCGGACGAAGTGACATTGAAACCAAAAGTGGTTCCCCACAGAGCAATGCCATGACTGAGATCAGTGGTGGATGCCCCGGCTGTTGAGCCAAGGCTAAGGCCATCGTTGATAAAGACCGAGCCAGTGGCACGACTAATTGAGAATACAGCCCCGTTCGAGACCCCGGCATCCGTAAACGAGTAAATCGAGAAATTACTTCCCGCATTCGAACCTGTTTCTGCTGTAGTATCAGCCCCGAACAACCAACGAGCCGCACCAGCAGTATAAGCGGAAACGGTCCTGAAGTTACCGGCGGTCGCATTGAGCGCGATCGAAGCTGTCGTGCTGGTGGCTGTTCCGACGAACAGGCTGCCGCTATTGGTAGCGAGAGCGCCTGTCACCGTAAACGCCCCTACACCGGTCAATGTGCCAATTACCGAAGTGCCTGCGTACCATTGGAACTGCGTGCTGCTATTGGGTACGCTCTGCCACATCGTGCTGCCAGACATGCCGAGCGCAAAATCAGCCGTGGTGCTGGTCAGTTGGTCGTAGAGGACAATTTTCGTTCCAGCAGATCGGGTTGTATAGGTCGGCGCGGCAATAGGAGTGGTGCCGAAATATATGAGATTTGAAACGAGATTCAGATAGCCATTTACATCGACCGAGAAACGCTGCGTCACACCCTGATAGAAATTGAGCGGGGCACTCGTGGTGGCGGAGCCGATGATGAAGCCTTGAGACACCCCGGCGCCGCAAGTCAACTGCATCAGGCTCGATCCCGAGCCACTTTCCGTTATCGTCCACAGACCATAGGAGTTGGATGTGCCAGTCGATATTTCCATCCGGCTCTGGGTACTCGCCGTGGTGTTGGGGTTGGACTGGCTAACTTGCCCGATGCCGCTTGAGATGGCATGAACCGAGTTGATATCGCCCGCTGTGGTGTTGATGGTGCCCGCACTGGTCACTGTCCCAGTGAAACTCGGACTGGCAAGCGGCGCTAAATTGGTGATCGTCGAAGCGGTCGGAACAATCGAGACAAACGCATTGCCGGACAGACTGAGCAATGAGCCGGTCGAACTGGAGCGCAGCACGCGAGTCAGAGTCGTTCCTGAACTGGTATAAACACCCGTGCCGATCTCCCACGCATTCGATACGTCTGAGATGAGATATTCAACCGTGTTGCCGTTGACGATGCCTGCCACTGCAAAGGTCTGGTAACCAGCAATCGCCGATCCCAGCGTTATCGTTCCACTTCCCGTGGTGGCAGTCGTCATTGACGCGCGATCAACGTAAACGGTCATCTAAAATATGTCCCTCGGGATAAGAATAGTATTTACCCGAGGGGTCAAAATCGGTCGATCCTCATCCGGTGAATTTCCCGCACGCCGTCAAAAAACCCCTGTTAGTCAAACGAAAGCGCTGCTATGAAGGTCCCATGAACAAGAAAACACCTGTCCCATCCTATGAGGTTCTCTACGGGCATCGCGCGGTCTGGGTGAACAACGCGAGCGGGTGTCTGGGCCGCTTTGGGGTATTTGGCATTGATGTGCACCGCACGATCGAGGAACAGTCCCTGGGTCACGCGCCATGTCTCTATTGCACCCATGCCACGGTCACCTTGGATGATTGGCGGCGGTTCAAGGCCGCCATGCTGGAATTCCATCACATCGATCTGTCTGATCAGCCAGCCCCGGTCTGGCTGGGGTGATCGCGACCGGCCTCGATGATCTGTTCCACCACACTGATGAATTCGTCGCGGTCGGTTTTTTCGAAGCTGCTCCAATGCGGCACCGAGCGGGGCCACCAATGATTGTGCCTGCCCAGTTCAAACAGTTTATCCGCTGCACGGGCAATCCCATCTTGATGGGTCATTCTTCCCGGCGTAAGGCGTTGCCACCAGTTGAGCATGGGCTGTCTCCTACCTGACGATCATGAGTGTCCTTGGTTTCACCTGATGATTTATCAAAACCAGCGGGATCGCCCTCCAACCTCACTAAGAAGCAGAAAATCCCAGCCCGGCATTTGACCCATATGCTGGGAAAACCGCCTCGGTTCCGTTCGACCTGATGTAGGCAGATTGCGCAGCCTAAATAGGCGCAACGATCGGGCGCAACATTGTGTATATCAATCTCTCATCCACGACCAAACTGAATCGGGCTGCGGTGATCAACACGGCAATCGCAAACGGCCTGCTCCAGGTCTACAGCGGCAGCCCACCCTCCAGCCCGGACTATCCCCCCACCGGCACCCTCCTGGCCACCCTAAACCTGCCTACACCGGCCGCAACAGCCGTTTATTCGGTGCAGCAGGCAACGGTCAATAATGCAGGCATGTATGGAACCGATGGTCAGGCATTGCTCACAGGGACGACAGGAACCGGCGTGTTCTGCCAAGTCAATGTCCAGATTCTTATGGGGATCATCGTATCGATTCTCTCGATTGCCCTGGCCGGGGCCTATACCGTAATCCCGATCGATATCACCAATGAGCCGGTCACCGGCAGCAGCCTTCAAGGCGCCACACTGGCCCTGGTGATGACCGGACAACTCATCTTCAATCCGATCCCGCAAAGCACCATTCTCGTCACCGGCATTGCCGGATACGCGCGCATCACCGATCCCACCGGGCTGATCGGTATCATGGACCTGGATATCGATATCGCTCAGCCGTTCGGCACCCCCAACCCCTCCGTGGTGGTCAATACCACGAGCTTGGTCGCAGGCGGCCCGATCAGCGTTTTGACAGATGTTTTAGTCGAGGCTTAGCGCCTTTTCGTCACCTTGACCTTCTCGCGCCTCATATTGCGCAGCTTGGACGACAACACCACGATCTCGGTCTCGTTACGCCGGAGCAAATAGGCCAACACATCCGCCTTGGCTACCTCGGCCGTGGCGAAAAAATAGTGCGCTGATCTGACATAGCGATTACCAAACCAGTGCGCGGTCCGTGGGGTCAGGGTCCAGGACATGCCTCGCACATTGGACGCCGGGGTGGTCCCCCGGTAGATCGTCAAGGTCTCGGGCATCGCCGCAAAGGCCGCCCGTTCTTCTTCGTCCATGACGCACTCACGCGCAGGCCGCTTGCTGGACCAAAACTTTTTCCAGAGACCGATATTCTGATTGATGTTCTCCGAATCGGTCCAGATGCCGGACAACGTCTCCCAGTATTCCTCATCATCCATGTGTGCCGCAACATGGCCAAACGCTTCCAACCGGTAGGGCCGCTCATACAGGTGAATGTATTTGACCCAATTCCGTTCTTGGAGTGCGGTGTCAAGCTGTTTCGAGATATGTTCGAAACGCGCATTGGCCATCACGGCTTCATGCGATGAGGCTGAATAAGGCACCATGTAGACCAGCGGATGGCGCAGCACGGGAAACGCCGTGTAGCCGAGATAGGCCCGCAATTCAGGATAAAGCAAATTCCGATCGCCATCGGTCAACGCTGATCCCGTGGCGATCTGCAACAACTGGCGTTCTACCATCGCCACGAGCGTCTTGATCAGGGACTTATGGACGAAACTGAGGACCTGGGCCGGGCCGATCTCCAATCCCAGCTTGGTGCCGTGCTCGGTCAGCTTCCAGGTCGAAAAATTCTCAGTGATGTCGATCCGGCCGACCGCCTCGCCATTCACACAGAGTTCTTCGACGGTGGCGTCACGCTGTTCTATGGTCACACTCACAGTGGACAGATCGTCCGGCATCATCCCGTCCTCTTTGCGAAGATTTCGTTCATGCGCTGCTCGGATGGCTGCGCCATTTTGACGCCACCGGTCATCACCACGTCATGGAACCGCAGCGGGAAGCGATAAAAGCGCTTGCCATGGATGCTATACGCGGTCTCCACCGTGTTGGTGACAGCGAACGACGCGCCGTCCTTGAAGGACAGATGAAAGTTGCCTTCCAGCCGGACCATGCTGAAATGATAGCCGATGATCTCGATGGCGACAAAATCACCTTTGGCTTCGACGACTGAGTCAAGCTTCTTCAGGTTTTTGATCAGGAACTGATCGCGGACGTAATCGACTTCCCGCTTGGCGATCTTTCGGAGTCGTGCGTCCAACTTGTCGGCTGGCACATCATCAACTTCGCGCAGCAGCCTCAGCGCCTGCATGTGGGCACCGTCCTTGTGATAGGCGCGAGAGATATCATAGCTGCGCGCTGTGGGTTTGGCTGCGACGAACTCGGCGGCAAAGGTATTAAACTCAGCCACCATCTCATGGTAGGCCGCCACGGTTTGGTCGAACATCCGCTGGTAGGCCGCGTCGGTCACCTGCATCAGCGCCTTCTGGACCAGGGCAACGGCATCATTGCCTGCGCGCGGAGCCAGATATTTCATCTGCACGTCTTCGGCAGGCTTCGGCTGACGCTTCACCGCGAGCGGCTTCAGCGCCATCATCAACTCGGCAATCGGCAGCACCTCGGTCAGAAACGTCCGCTCGGTTTCATCGGTGGTCTTCTTCAGACGACCGGCCATCTGGTGCATGTAGATCAGCCCCATCCAGTCCGTCCCTTGTGGCCTAGCGTGATTCACAACGTCGCGGGCTTCGTCGAGCCGATTGCCGATGGTGAACATCAATTCCTTGAATGCCGCGTTCGGGATCGACCCGGCCGCCAGAGCATCGATCGCGGTTTGGATGGTCTCCCGAAATTTGGCGATCTGCTTGGCTTGCGCCTGTTCCAGAGCCACCGCGTCGAACTTGGACCCGCGCCGAACCACGATCGGGCGACTGGCCAGCAGGCTGGCTACGTAATCGGTGGCGGTTTGAATGGTCGGCATAGCGGATGTCCTTGTTCGAGGCCCCTTCATACCACCAAAACAGGCTTTGTCAACCGATAATCGATCGGAAAGAGAATATGTCTACACGTGAACTACCCCCGCCCTAAAGAGGCGGGGGCTTCCAAGACCATATTGTCTTGGAACTTTTCACGCTTCAACGATACATGTCTAGATATGTCAATTGCCATATCCCCGACAGAGGTATCTCCCCGTGCGTAGATTCGGGCGGTCCCCGCCCTATTCATCTCTCTCATCGCCCATAGTTTCAGATTAATCGCCGCATTCGCATCCCGATCCATTACGAAATCACATGTTTCGCACTCAAAGGTTCTTTGATTGAGTGGCATATCCTGCTTGTGTCCGCATGACGAACAGCACTTCGTACTCGGGTGAAAGCGATCTACCAGCAATACCTTGCCGCCTCTGGTGGCAAGTTTGTATGAAAGGCGCAATGCGTGTCGATTAGTTCGTGGGCTATTATGTCCTACATGCAACAAATGCCTACGGTTATTTCGATATGACGCGATGATTCTGCTCAGCGAAGCGCATTATGTCGCGACAAGCAATGTCCTGTATAAATAAAACCAAAGCGAAGGAATTTTCATGTCTAAGATTCTTGTTACTAACAATGGGCCTCACCCCCCCGAGAAGTGGGCGATGACCAGCGCCGAAGAGATTTTCCCGATGCAGGATGCAGCGTTGACCGGCGAGCATCTGATTGCCGCGCAACGCTTTCAACTTGATTTGGCGGAACTGCTTGAAGATCACCATGGCAATGTCCAGACGGGCGAGAAAGATTCGCTAACAAGCCATGATGATCATTGTGACAGTGCCCTCGATGTCGAACACCATGTCAAGGCGGCTCTGGCAGCCGTGGTGGAAAAGTCCAAGGGAACTGCGTGGGAAGCGCATTTCGCCAAGCCGGATGTCCAGGCGGCCGTTTCGAAGGTGCTGGATAGTCATTTCAAGTCATCGGCGCATATCGAGCGTCTCTGGCATGCCGACAAGAATCCCAACAATGGGGCGGCTCGAACCTACAAGAGCACACACTAATAAACTCGTTTCTAGAAAGGACACCCCATGGCAGGCGTAACTAGCGGCATGGCACAGACTTTTAAGGCTGAAATTTTGCAGGGTGGTCACTGCTTCAACGGCACAGTTACAACTGTTTGCACCACGACAAACAATAGCACAGCGATCACCGCAATCACCTCAGGCTCCGGTATTTCTGTCGGCATGGGCATCAGCGGCACTGGGATTCCGACCAATGCAGTGGTGGCCGCCATCGTGTCCGCCTCGGCAGTGACTTCATCTCTACAATCGACGGCGTCAGGCAGTCCAACCCTGACGTTCACAGGCGATCTCTACAAAATGGCTCTATTCATACAGACGCCCCTCGGCACCTACACTGGTGGAGAGGTCGGTTCATGGAGTTATTCCGGAATAACTACCGATGAAGTGACCGGCACAGGTTACACGGCGGCCGGTAACCTGCTGGTTAACGTGACCCCCTCAGTTAACTCCACACAGGGTATCACCACGTTCTCGGTCAATCCATCGTGGACGACCGCGACATTCTCGACCAGCGGCTGCATGATCTACAATACCTCGACCCGCGTGATCGGCAACACCTCAACCGGCTCCACCACAGAAACAAGCGGCCGAGCAGCCGCCGTTTATTACTTCGGAACCCAGACCGTGAGCAGCGGGACGTTTACTGTCGTGATGCCTACGGCGGTGGCTAATACGAGTATACTTCAGATCCGTTAAAGGTTGTAATGCCAACCTGATGGTTCCGAAAGGAATTATCTCGAAAAATCCCACCTGAAATGTCGAATAAATACCGACATAACAGATCAGGTGGGATTTTTTATGCATAATTGTGGCGTGTATCAGATTACGAATATTTTGACAGGCAAATTTTATATCGGGTCTTCGGTGAATATTGCACATCGTTGGCGGCATCATATTTGGCACGCTAAGGGCCAGACAAATGTCAGTCGTTATCGATTGCAACATGCTCTAGCCAAGCATGGAGAAGAGATGTTCGAATTTGAAGTTTTGGAAGAATGCGAGCCGATCAAAGAAGTCATTTTGGCCCGCGAACAACATTACATCGATACATTAAAACCCGACTACAATATCCTACTGATCGCAGGATCGAGGTTGGGCACCAAGCATTCTCCTGAAACGATCGAAAAAATGCGCGGTAAAACCCCCTGGAACAAAGGCACAGGGGCACCCAAACTACCTAAAACACCTGAGCAAGAAGAAGCCACCAGACGGGCGCGTAGTCTCGCTCAGATGGGTCGAATTCCCCATAACAAAGGAATACCTATGACCGAAGAAATGAAAAAACTTATTTCTGATGCCAAAATGGGTAAAAATCTTGGTCATGAACCCTGGAACAAGGGGATTGAAACTGGACCACAGAGTGCTGAGACTTGTGCTTTGAAGTCGCAGAACAGGAAGGGAAAACAACTTGGTCCGCGTGGTCCTAGATCGGCTGAAACCGTAAAGCGGATGTCGGAGTCGATGACGGGTATGGAGCGTCTGTATGCCAGAGGCAAGGCCAGTCCCAATAGCAAGAACGGTCACTTCGGTATCTCCTGGCGTAAAGATACGCAGAAATGGCAGGTGCGTTTACCGAGTGAGTCATCGCCCGAACAAGATCGCAAATTTGGCTCATACGATGTTCTAGAAGATGCTCTGGCACGGCGCGACGAAATTCTGGCAAGGGGTGTTGATAACGCCGTGGCGAACAATGAGAATGCTGGGCGGAGAGTATTGATCGATCCGCAGGCTGTGCAGAGTCGTTTGATGTCTGGTATGACCGCATATGCTATTCAGCGCGAACTCGGGATCACCAAACCGACCTACTATCGACTGTTTGCAGCAGCCTGATCACCGCAAGGAGGTCGCCAGCCATTGATCGCTGTGTCCGGCACCATATATGCAACAAACGCGCGTAACTGAAAGCAGTCTTGTTAAAGATGAAACCTATTGATCTGTGTATTATTGGCGGCATAATGGCATCCTGTCTACTCATCGTTCTCACGCTGCCTGCTGCTTCGTTAGAGACTGACGACGTCGCACTTAAGAACTCGGTTGATCACACGCTTTGTGTATCCTTACTCGAAAATTCCCAAGATGCCCGACTGGAAACCATACCCGTCTGTGCAGGCGATCTGCGATATAACAGGATCGTTTCGCATCCCGATCCTGGTTCCCAGCAATAGAAGCGTTTTCGCTATCACCTCAGGAGTTCACTTATGGCGATCAAGGCATTTCAAAATACCAGGAACGACAATCGGGTGCGCTACACCCGGCACAACGACGTGCATCCGCCAGCGTCTGACTGGAAACTAATCGGTTCCTATGAGCCGAACGCGGACAACGCCGCTATGCCTTATCTGGCTCAGATCGAGACCGGATTAAGCGACCGCGACGTTGAGTCGGTCGAGGCGTTGATCAGTATCACGGTTCGGCGACGGCAAAAAGCCTAAATATTGCGGTGAGGGACAATTCAATGAAATCATTAATCGCAGCGACTTTGATCTCCATATTCGCCTTCGGCTTTTCAGACAATGCTTCGGCCGAGCCGGGCGGCTGCCTGAAATACGGTGCCGGTGGCGCCCTGGCCGGACATTTCGTCGGTCAGGGGCATGCGGTCCTGGGCGGCGCCGCTGGATGCGCGGCTGGGGCCTGGAAGCGACATCAATACCGCAAACACCAGAACACGGGATCATACGGCAACAGCAGCTATGGTCACGGTTATCACTCCGGATACTGAGTAGCATCCTCAACAAAACGCCAGACGCGCAATCGTCTGGCGTTTTTTTGTCATCATCTCGCTTTGATAAATGGTGGTAGATAACAATCAAGCGAGACTTTATGACTCTATCAGTTCAGCCCGGCATCTATCGGATTTCCAATCTGCTGTCGGGCAAGTTTTACATCGGCTCATCCGTCGATATTGCGCAACGCTGGGACCAACATCAGTATCAGGCGATCAAAGCGATCCCCACGCGACGCTCCCATCTGTATTCGGCCATGCGTCTTTATGGCCTTGAAAATTTCATCTGCGAAGTAATCGAACTCTGCGAACCCAATCGGAGCATGCTGTTCGAACGTGAGCAGCACTACATCGATACCTTGAAGCCGGAATATAATCTGCAATTGAAGGCGGGGAAGCATGCTCGGCCACAACCCAAACCGATCGCCCCACCTGCTCCGAAATGGACCCAATTGACCCCTCCCGTGCGCGGCAAGTGGCGCTTGGTGGGTGATCTGCCCGCCATGCCGGACGCCCCACGACGCTGGAGCGGGGTCTTGCCGGTCAGTATTGATGGCACGATTTGGTAAGGGCGACGCTTCGTGTTTGGCACTTTTGATGAAGTTTTCGCCGTTGGTGTGCGGCTCTATCAGGCGGGGAATGTCCAGCGTTCGGCGGATTATTTCGCACACGCGATCGAGATACAGCCGGACGCCATCACCGCCTATGTCAACCTTGGTATGGTGTTGCGTCGGCTGAACCAACTAGACGCGAGTTTGGGCGTCTTATTGCGTGGCCTCGACGTGGCGCCACGCTCGCCAGAATGCCATATGGACCTTGCCCTGACCTATGGCGATCTCGACCGGTTTCCTGAGTCATTGCGTCATTTGACGTTGGCCAACGCGCTCTCCGACGCTTATCTGCCGCGTTACAACATGGCGGCGCTCTACGCCCGGATGGGCCATTACCAGGACTCGCTGTTTTGGTATGACAAGACCTTGGAAGTCGCGCCCGAGGATCACGAGGCGCGGTTCTTCAAGGCGTGTGCGCTCTTAGCCCTTGGGCGGTTCGAGGACGGCTGGGCTGGTTATGAGTTACGCAGGAGCAAAACCAGTGACACCGTGCCGCTGAGTGGTCCCGAATGGCGGGGTGAACGCTCCTGCCAGCAGTCACACGAGCATATTTTGGTGCATGCCGAACAGGGGTTCGGCGATACCATACAAAGTGCCCGTTACATTGCGTTGGTGGCCTCCCGGTTTGGCAAAGTCTCCGTGGTGCCGGGGGGTGAATTGGTGCGTCTGTTCCAGCACAGTTTTGCCCATCTGACCAATGTCGCAGTGATGATCGACGTGCCCGAAGCGTATGATTGTCATGTCTGGATCGACAGTCTGATGGGGATTTTCGGCGCCGGGCTGGACGATCTGTCGAATGCGCCCTATCTGTGCGCGCCATCGACCACGGAATGGTCTACTCGCTTGGCGGTCTTGGACGGCATTCGCATCGGCATCGTCTGGTCTGGTGGTCATAGCGAATATCGCGCCAACAAGTATCGTTCCTTACGGTTCGAGCAAATCGCTGGGTTGCTGGATGTGCCGGGATGTTCGTTCGTCTCTTTGCAGATGGGCGCGCATGCTGGTGTTTCGACCGGCATCTTCGACGCCAGCCCGTATATTGACGATTGGCAGGACACGGCGGCGGCGATCGCGGCGTTGGATTTGGTGATCTCGGTGGATACCTCGACGGCGCATTTGGCGGGCGCCATGGGGACACCGGTCTGGCTGCTCAATCAATTCCAATCGTGCTGGCGCTGGGGCCTCACAGAGCCGTCTACGCGGTGGTATCCCAGCATGCGCATCATCCGCCAGCCCTGTCTGTTTGACTGGCCCAGCGTGCTTGCCGAGGCGCGTGACGGGCTATTGGCGTTGACCGCACCGCTACATAGTTCGCTCGCATGAGCGAGTTAGAGCCGGTGGAGATTCCCATGTATTATTTTAATGATTTGACCCCGGCAGAAGCCGAGCGCGTAGCATTGCTTGTCGAAGAATGCGGCGAGATCATCCAGATGGGCGGCAAAATATTGCGGCATGGTTATGAGAGCGTCAACCCGTTTGACGGGGTCAACGCATTGACCAATCGGCAGCGCCTACAAAATGAAATAGGCGATCTGCGTGCCGTGATCAAATTGATGATCCACAATAACGACATGCTGGAAGGCGAAATCATTGTCGCTACCCAAGCTAAGTTCAAGCGTATGGAACCATGGCTCCATCATCAGTTATCCTTGCCTGAATAAGGATGCATCGCTTAGGGCGTGCTTCTGAGGTCCTGAAAGTTCTGCCATGTTCAGCTAAATGACATTCTTCGCACAAAGTTGTGCCGTTGTTAACGTTCCATAGGAAGGAACAATCTCTAGCTTCAGCACGGTTTTTGATGTCGAACATTACTTGGGAACCGCCCCATTCACACAAGGATGATTCAATTCAATGCCGATTAATCTGTATGAGGGCGATTGCCTCGAAATGATGAAAAGAATGCCAACCGAGTCAATAGACGCGATCGTGACAGACCCACCCGGTGGCATTTCGTTCATGGGAAAGGTTTGGGATTCTAACAAAGGCGGACGGGATGATTGGATTATGTGGATGACATATATTTCAGCCGAATGTCTCAGGCTTACCAAACCGGGTGGTTATGCTCTGGTGTGGAGCTTTCCCCGGACATCACATTGGACAGCGACCGCCTGGGAGAACGCAGGTTGGGAGGTTAGAGATCGCATTGCTTACCTGTTTGGAAGCGGATTTCCCAAATCAAGCAATCATCTAAAACCGGCGTGTGAAGATTGGTGGTTGTTGCGTAAGCCATTGAGTGGCACAGTGGCAGTAAACGTAATGACACATGGCACAGGTAATATCAATATTGATGAGTGCAGGGTACCAACTGATGGGCCGCGTCCGGGTCGTTCAACCTCCCAAAGCAAAAGTGGCCTTACCGGGTCAGGTGGCGCGGTAACTTATGGAGCATTTGATGTACGTGGCAGTATCGCCGTTGAAGACACGATCCGAGGACGCTGGCCCACTAACGTAATCCATGACGGCTCAGACGAAGTGATGGAAGAATTCGCCAAATATGGTAAACGAGGGGCTTCAGCACCGGTAAGAGGGCATGAACCTAGTCGGACTGGACAAAACGGCATCTACAATCATTGGGATCGTGTACCTGGCTCGTTTTTCGATGACACCGGCACTGCTGCTCGGTTTTTCTATACATCGAAGGTTTCGCCCAAAGAGCGTGAGGGATCGAAACATCCGACGATGAAGCCTTTGTCGCTGATCCGCTATCTGTGCCGCCTGATCACACCAACGGGCGGCACGGTATTAGACTGCTTTGCTGGATCGGGCACCACTGGATTGGCGGCTGTGGAGGAAGGTTTCAATGCCATTCTGATTGAACAGGAGAGCGAGTATATCGAGCATATCAAGAAACGCTTGGCTTTGTTCCTGAACCATTCCACGGAAGGCTGATAGCATGGCTTGGTTGCCGCTAAATACCGGAAACCAAGGGGACGGCGGTGGCCAATTTATATGCAGAACGGGTGCGGGCCAATACTTCGACACTGGGCACCGGCACGCTCAGCCTCGGCGCTGCGCCCATCGGCTTTCGCTCCTTTGGGCAGGCCTTGTTAGACGGCCAGTTAGTCAGTCTTGGCACGGTGTATTATGCGATCGATGACGGTCTGAATTGGGAGGTCGGCAGCGGCATCTATACTGATCTCGCGACCGATACGCTGACCCGTACTGTGGCCGAATCCTCAGCGGGCGGCAGTGCGATTTTCCTCAGTGGCGCGGCTGTTGTGGCCCTTTCGTTAACGGCTGCGTTTGCCACGCAAAGCACCCTCGCCGCCCCGAGTGCCAACCCTGTGTTTACCGGCGTTGTGACGCTTACCGGTCCGTTAGCGCTGACCAATAGCACGACGCCGACCATCAACTTCCTCAATCCCGGCATTGCCGCGCCGAGTTACACCACGCGTTCGGTTGGAACCAAACTGGTGCTGTATAATTCGCTCAGTAGCAGTTCGACGGATTATGCCCTGGGCATTACAGGCGGCACGTTATGGGCCTCAGTGCCAGCGAACACGCAGCAGTTTGTTTGGTATGCCGGAGTCACTCAGGTGGCCGTGCTGTCGGGGGCGGGCGTTTGGACGTTCAATGGGGGAATTGACAACACGGTGATTGGCGGGGTTTCGCCAGCGGCCGGAACATTCACCTCGTTGATCGCCAGCACGCCGAGTCTTGGCACATCGAGTACACAGATCGCGACGACTGCATTTGTGGCCCCGATGGTCTATAATATCGGACGCAATCGCTTGCACAATGCCCGCTTCCGCATTCAGAGCCGGGGCACCTCCTTCGTCAATCCGGCGTCGGTTTATACCGCTGATCGCTGGCTCGGGGCGAATGGTCCGGCGACCATATCGTTTGCTGCGCTCAGTGGGTATGGGCCATCACAATCGGTCTGTGTCATGACCCTGCCGGTGACTGGCAGTTCGACTGCCACGCAAATCATGCAGCGGATGAGCGCCAGCGATTGCCATGATCTATCGGGGCAGACGGTGACTGTCAGTTGGTATGGCTCAGTGGTTGCAAGTGGCACGACTATCAACCAGAATTCCGTGACGATCAGCATCCAGACGACTTCGGCGAAGGACAACTGGTCGGCCACGCTCACCAATGCCATTTCGCAATCGGTCGCGAGTTTCCCGTTCGCTGCTCGGATGCAATTCAGTTTCGTCATGCCGAGTGTGACGAATGGCATGAACATCATCTTTGGACTGACCTGTGCAGGCGGCACGGGTACTGTAGTTTATACGCTATCGAGTCTTCAGCTTGAGCTAGGCGGTAGTGCCACGGCGTTCGAGGACAAACCTTTGGCCGAAGAAATGGTCGAGTGCCGCCGCTATTATCGCATAGTCGGCGTATCGGCGCGAGGCTGGCTGACCACGGCGAACGTCTCGAATGATTCCAATATCAGTTTCCCGCGCATGCGGATCGCGCCATCTGCGACCTTGCTCACGACCGCGCAATACACCTCACCCAATCTGGCGACTGCCGGATTGTACGTGCAAGGCACATCGGATGCGCGTTACGAGATTATTTCAACTGCGGCAGGCGATACCTATAGTTTGTTTGCGCAGTATGGACTCTCGGCGGATTTATAAGCGAGCCTAAATATCGCAAGACCCCGTGATCCTGATTGATCGGGGGGCATGAGGGAGACGCAGGCTTGGCCGTTTTGTTCGCTGATCGAGTACGTTGCACGACAGCCACTGTAGGTACGGGGACGATCAGTCTCTCGACCGCCACGGCTGGCTATCAGACGTTTGCCCAGGCGGTCGCGACCGGTCAATTGACTTCCGGATGCAGTGTTTACTATGTCATCCAGGACGGTTTGAATTGGGAATGTGGTGCTGGTGTCTATACGGCTGGATCGCCGGATACGCTCACACGGGGCGCCGTCTCGTCATCGAGTGGTCTTACAGCAATTGCGCTGAGTGGCGGTGCCCAGGTGGCGATTACCCTGACCACTCAGTTCGCCAATGCGGCGATGGCCGCCGCCCCGCTTGCCAATCCGGTGTTAACGGGTGGCGTGACCCTGACGAGTGGAACTTTGAACTTGTCCAATGCCACGGCAAATGTGATTTCGTTTCCCTATAGTGCGATGGCGCTGGGGCCGCCCACCTTCACCACAAGCTCGGTTGGGACCAGACTGATCCTCTGGGCGAATGCTGGCGGCTCGACCACGGATTTCGCCATTGGGGTCGATCAGAACACGCTCTGGTTTGATGTCAATCAACCCACTGCGCAATTTCAATGGTTTGCCGGGACGGCCAGCATCGTCACCTTGAGTGGCACTGGCAGTCTGTACACGATCGGTGGCGTGTCCGGCGTGATTGGCCCCAATATTGGGGTGACCGGGACCTTCACAGCCTTACAGGCTTTGACACCGACTGCCGGGGACAATTCGACCAACATCGCCACAACGCGCTTCGTGGCCCCGCTTATGGCCAATACTGGGCGCAATCGGCTGCATAATGGCCGCATGCAGGTGACCCAGCGCGGCACCAGTTTTACTTTTGGTGCGGCAGCCGGAAATTACACAGCGGATCGCTGGAGCGTATCGGGCGCGGTCGCATCCAATGTTGCAGTAAATGGCACAACGGCCTTCGGTTCGGCGCCAAACTACTTGGCTGTAACTGGCACATTCACCGCGATTGGGCAGAATCTCTATTTGTTTCAACGACTCGAAGCGGCCGATTCGATGGACCTTGCCGGACAGACGGTGACGGTCAGTTTTTATGCCAGTGGCACTGTCGCCACTGGCACCTACTCGGCGTTTTTCTATGTGCAATACCCGCCCTCGGCCGATAGTTGGACCAGCGGCACGAACAGCGCGACGGTGAGTGTGCCTTTGACTGGCAGCGTGAGCCGTCTGCAAGGCTCGGTCGGCATTCCCGCTGGGGCCACGACGGGGCTTGAATTGTGCATCGTGATGCAGCTTGTGAGCGGCACCGGCGGGGCGACAACATTCAACATTTCCAACATCCAGATGGAGGTCGGCACCAAGGCTTCGGTGCCTGAAACGCGTGAGTTAAGTCATGAAGTGATCAATTGTGAACGATACTACCGGCAGATTCAGGTCAGTGCGCGGCAGTATTTTTCCGTGGCGGGGTATTTTTATGAAAGCAATGTGACGTTTGGGGCCATGCGGGTGGTGCCGACTTCGAGTTTCGTGAGCAGTGGCGGCGCGCTGAATGTCACCATCACGAGTGGCAATTTGGTTCCGGTGACCAACACCAGTGGCCGATTCTTTCTGACGCCGAATGCAACAGGCGATTGTTACGCGTTTGGGCAGACCTTCGCGCTGTCGGCCGACCTCTAATCATGCCATCGAGTTTGGATAATCCGCAATGACGACTCAAGCGCTCAGTGGCGCACCCTTAGGCTTTGATGGTCCGGCTAGCACGGTCGTGTTGCAATTTGCCGATCATGTGCAGTGCGCGACTGCGACCATTGGCACCGGCTCGCTGACGCTGGGGGCGGCGACCAGCGGCTACCAATCCTTCGCCCAAGCGGTCAGCAATGGTCAGTTGACCAGCGGCGGCACGATCTTCTACACGATCACGGACGGGGCGAATTGGGAATGCGGGGCTGGGGTTCTCACCAATGCCACCTCGCTGACCCGAACTGTGGTGTCATCTTCGGCCGGAAATGCCGCCCTGCTCTCGCTCAGTGGCGCCGCCATTGTGTCTTTGACCTTGATTGCCCCGTTTGCTCTGACGGCTGATGCCGCCGCGCCCTTGGCCAGCCCAACGTTCACTGGCACGGTCTCGCTGACCGGCGCCTTACAGTTGACCAACGCCACGGCGAATACGATCTATTTCTTGGATGCTGGGGTGGCGCCGCCCAGTTACACGACGCCCTCGATCGGCGAAAAGCTCGTGTTATATCCGACCAGGGATAGCGGTCTGGTGGATTATGCGATCGGCATCGATTCCGGCACGCTGTGGTGCGGATTGCCTGCTTTTGGTCCGGCAACAAGTTTTAAATGGTATGGCGCCACGACCTTAGCCGCCTCACTGACCGGTGATGGTATTTTCAGCGCGTCAGGCGGGATCGATAGCACTGTTATTGGCGTTGCGGGCACAGGAATGTGGACGCAGCGTCAAGGCGTGAGCCAGGGCAATTGGAATTCTGTATACTATGGCGGCGGTTTGTTCGTCATGGTCGCCTATGGAACGACTGCCACTGCGGTGTCGGATGATGCGATGAACTGGACGCCCCATAGTCTCCCGAGCAGTGAGAACTGGACGGATATTACCTATGGCAATGGGATATTCGTGACGATTGCCTATAATTCAGCCGTTGCGGCCACTTCGCCAGACGGGGTGACTTGGACCCAACGCGTTTTGCCGACCAGTGGACCCTGGGTAACCGTCACTTATGGGGCGGTTGGATTTCTGGCCGTGATGCAGAACGCCACGATCATGGCGACTTCGCCGGACGGGATCACCTGGACCCAGCGCGCCCTTCCGGTCTCGGGCGCGTGGGTGCAGGTCTATTTTGGAAACGGCGCCTATCTTGTGTTCGCTGCCAATTCGACTGTGCTGCTGAAATCGGTCGATGGTATCAATTGGTATCAAAACGCCTTGCCGAGCAGTTCGAACTGGGTCTCGATGACGTATGGGTTGTTTTTGCCTTATGTTGCGGGCAATCTCGGTCTCTTCGTGATCATCGCGCAGAACTCAGCAATCGCTGCCACCTCGCCCGATGGGGTGACGTGGACTGTGCGGTCCCTCCCGGCCTCGCGCGCTTGGGTGTCGGTGACCTATGGCAATAACCTGTTCCTGGCGGTTGCGAATGGCACCACGGACGCGATCACCTCACCCGATGGCATCAATTGGTCGGCAACCCCGGCGACTGGTCTCACCACGCTTCTAGGCGTCATCTATGGCGCTGGGGTGTATGTGGCGGTAGCGCCCAATCCTGGTCTGGGCCAGATGGCCTCCTCGGTTTACGGTTTTGGCGTGGCTGCGGGGGTGTTTGCCACATTGCTCGCGCCGACCCCGCTTGCTGGGGACTATTCCTCCCAGGCCGCCACGACCGAATTCGCCACCCCGGCATTTAGCAATATCGGTCGCAATCGGCTGTTTAACAGTTTGCTGCGGATCGCCCAGCGTGGCGCTTCCTGGAGCAGTGCCGGGCAGATTTATACGGCCGATCGCTGGATGGTAAACGGGACCACTACGGTAACCACGGCTCTGCTCACAAGCACTGGCTACGGGCCGAATAATCAGGTGCTATCCGCCAGTATGACTGCCACAGCAGTGGGCAATGTGATCAATCTCGGGCAGCGGCTCGAAGCGGCTGATATTGTTGATCTGGTGGGTCAGACTGTGGTGGCCAGTTGTTATGCCTCGGCGACACTATCGGCTGGAACGGTGACCTTGGCCTTTGTTACGCAAACGCCATCCATCAGCGATAATTGGGGCTCAACGCTCACCACGATCACGCAGGGAACTGTCGCGCTCACCAGCACGCCGACACGGCTGCAAGTCAGTTTCACAGTCCCGTCCGCTGCGAGTACGGGCCTGATGCTGTTCTTTCAGGCGATCGTCGCCACTGGTTCGGGTACTTTGGTCTATAAAACATCAGCGTTCCAGCTTGAACGGGGGTTAACGGCTTCCGCGATCGAGATCAAGGGCATCGCGCATGATTGGGCGGAATGCTGCCGCTACTACCGGCGCGTGTCGATCAATGCGCGGGGTCCGGCGATGGCTGCGAATGAGTATTTCGATAGCACGCTCGGTTTTGAGCAGATGCGCGCCACCCCGACCGCCGCTCTGATTACGCTGGGGACCGCTAGTAATGCCACTGCCTCGGCTGCCACTTTGAGCATCGGTTTCAATGGCAGTGGCCGATTTGAAATCGTTTCAACAGCGGCGGGTGATTGCTATGTTCTCAATCAAGTATACGAGCTTGCGGCTGAATTGTGAGCCGGTCGGTATTTTGACGCGGGTGATTAAATACTGCTATGGCACATGCGTTTAGTTTCCAGCCCCGGCTCAATCCGAAACTGTGGCTTCACGGCCAGTTAAAACCGCTTGTGCGCCTTAAACTCTTTCAATCAGCGCTGGCGTTTTATAAGTTCCTCGACGTCGATCGGCTGGTGGTCAGCGACCTCATTTTGACCGGCTCGAATGCGGCGTTCAACTACACCGCACTGAGCGATGTCGATGTGCATTTGATTGTCAACTTCGCGCAAACCTCCTGTCCCGATCTGGCGGCAAACGTGTTCACCACCAAAAAGGCGCTCTGGGGCCGGACCTATTCGATCAGCGTGTTTGGCTGTCCGGTCGAATTGTATGTCGAAGACGCCAATGAAGAAGTCATCGCCAATGGCATCTTTAGCATCCTGCACAATCACTGGATCGCGAAGCCTTCCCCCGATCGCCCGGAGGCCGACGACACCGCGATCGCCGCCAAGGTGGCCACGCTAGAAGCCGAGATAGAGGGTCTATTGGTGGGCGGCCCGGACGCCAAATCAATCGATCAGATGATCGACCGGCTGCGCGCCATGCGGCAAAGCGGCTTGCTAAGCGGCGGCGAATTCTCCGACAACAATCTGGCGTTCAAGGCCCTGCGTGATCTCGGCCTGATCGATAAATTGTACGCTAAACGCATCGAATCCTGGGATCAGACATTGTCACTATAAGCGGACAAAAAACGTGCGAAATCAAACCGCTAAATATTTGATTTTGGTGCGTAAATGTAATGGATGACAATATCAAAAGCGTTCTCGAAACCTATCCGTTTTTGTCGTATGGGACGATGCTCAACACGCCCTATCTCGGCATTGTTCAAAACTGTGACGCGCAGTTGATTTCGATGTATTTGATCAGTTCTATTGGTGACGCAGGTCGGCGCAAAGATTTTCTGTTGTGCGGCGAAATGTGGTGGTGGGAGAGCAATCGATTGACGCCGATCAATGTGTTTTTAAAGAAAAGATTTGATTTCCGCGACTGTCTCAAGCATTTCAGTCGGAAGGATTTCAATCTGGAAGCTGGACCGGCCGTGTCATTGCAAGAGATCATCGCCCGCCGGGTCCGCAAGCGCCAGATCACCCTGGTGCGTAGATTGTAGATCACGCCTCACACTCTGACGCCATGGACGCGAACGCCTAGCCATCACGATGGGCGCATCCGACTATACAAAGCGAACATCGTCGCCTCGGTTTCGTCGTTGAACTCCACCGCAAATTCAAATTGCGCTAGATTCACCTGGGTGCGCGGCGTGACAAAATCTGGATAGACATAGTGTCTGACTTTAAAGTCAAGCCGACTTTCAGTCAACCACCAATAATGCTCGGGATACCGATCCTCAAACCGGATGTTCCGGACGCCGAGTTCAGACGGGTAGTTGAACACACGCATGATTTTGTTGGTCCCTCAGATTGAGTTGTCCGATCCTATTCGCTCATCAACGCTTGTTCGACCAGAAGATTCAGTTGAACGACTATTGCTGTGGCAAACGCGACAGCGTGGGCCTTTTTATAGTAGTATTTTTCGGTCCTGATCCACACTTCTTTATCAATCGTTTCGCGAGAACACCCCACAAGATGTCGCTTGCCCGGTCGAATCAGGGCGATGCAAATCGCTAGATCAATTATGCTTCTTGGTCGGATCATGCGCGCGATTTCATGATGGCCGCCGATATGAGCCAGCGCGGCAACAATATCCCGGTCAGCAAAGGCATCCCACGGCGGGTCGCGCACCAGCAGGTCGATCAAATGCGCCTCATCCCGCACCCCTGTGTAGATCAGGTTGTTGAGACAATCAATCTTGAAATACCCCCGATCGGCAGCGTCTTCGTAATCCCACACCGCCATGCCATCGAGCGGGTCAATCGGAATATCTTGGAAGTAGACGCCGGAGACATGCCGCTCGCGATGGGCGTTCCGCCTCTGCACAGCGGCAACCCACCGCAGGCCCGCCAGTGCCGGAGTCCGATCGGCAAAATCGATATCGATGTCGGTCATACGACGATCAGTCGCAACGATGACACCGGGGTGGGCGCGATCTCGATGTCGAGCGTGGCACAATAATCATACACCACGTTATCCACCGTCATGCGGGTGACCCGCAGCAGATCGATATGCACGTCCTTGCGTCGCAGCCGCCCGAGCAAGGCACAGAGCAAGAAGGTCAAACTCTGCACCGCTTGATTGGCGGGATTGACCTGTTGTTCGTCCGAGGACTCGCCGACGATCTGCAAGACATTGACGATCATGACATGCAGATGGCGTAATTCGAGATCGCCCCAATGCCGACAGCCTTCGAAGAACGGATGGTCCTGCATGGCGACCAGCAGCTTATCGGTCTGGTCACAGCGTGCGGTATACTCGGCAAAATCCGCTGCCGTCAGTGTGTAGATCATCCGCTGTTTGACATAATAATCGTAAATGATGACCTCGGTCATAGATTACTCCATGGTGCGGCCGATTTTGGTGTCCATTTGCGCTCTGACATCGCGCATGGCGCCGGATTGGCGATTCAAGGTGTTACGGGTATTGACGCGATCGTCCAGCAGGCTATTCAGCAGACGTTTCTGCCGGACCAGTTCGACGCCCTGGATCGCCACCAGCCGTTCCAAGGTTTCCACATAGGCCATCGTCGGGACTTCGTATTCGACGATGCCGACGCGAATTTTGCGGCTTTTGCCAGCCGGGGTCTCAACCCGCTGGGTCGGTTGGCGTTTGGGTTCTTCGCGGTACATGGCGGCGATAAACGCCGCGCGTTCGTTATCCATCTGTTATATCCCATGATCGGTGAGCATCGCCCGGATGATATCCACGTCGTGCTGATGATGTTTGATTTTCAGGCGCCAAAAGCCCAGATCAATGGCGGCATCGAGAATGGCGTGTTGCTCCGGGCTGAATCGGTTCAACAGGTCATGCGCACTGGACGCCACAAACAACACCCAGGGGCTGATCCGGCCGCTGGCGATCCATAAAGCGGCCAATGGCGGTTCGACCCGGCGAAAGAAATCCTGCCAATGATCGCCGGTATCGTTGGCCCATTGCTGCATAAGTAGAAAGTTCCGTTCCAATGCGTCAAGCGGCGTTTCGTTCTTGTTTAACTCCCGTATATACGTTTCGTACAGCAATGGTTTCGTCCAGCGATCTATTGGCGCCTCGATACCGAGGAGAAAATCAAGAAAGCTCAGCGGCTTCGCCACGCGCAGGTCGATGACGTAGCGACCAAAGCGCACGAAGGCGGGATACAGGCTGCTGCGGGAAAACGCCTCGTACAAGGGCGGTTTTTTGCGCATGCTGCGGAGATAGAATTGCTGGAATGCCATGAAGCCGAGTTTGACCGGTTTGTCATCGCGTTGCAGAAAGCGCCGTTTTGCCTCGCACCCATGCCGCATAAACCGCGTTTCGCTCTGATAGACTTTGCCACAAAATTCACATTTGTGCAGTGGCGGCTTTGGTTTTTCGGCCTTGGGCGGGGTTGCCTTGGCCCGAGGTTTCGCTGCCTTGCGGATTGGTTTTACTGGACTGTCCGTTGAAGGCGGCGAGGATCGCTTTGGCATCGTCGGGTTGCACTCCGCATTCGTCGATGAACTGCTTGAAGCTGACGCGGTCATGCAGGCTGAGCAGCGTGGTGATTTCGTCATCGTTGCACTCGGGATGCATATCCGCGACCAGGGCGCGCGCCTTGTCCGCTACGCCGCGCCCGCCCGGTCCGGCGAGCCACCGATGCTCCAGCGCAGTGCCAAAGCCGCACGAGGCGAGCAGGCGAAAGAGCAGGTCGGGATGGCGTTGTTGCAATTTCCACAGATGGATATTGACCCGCTCATTCACCAACCACAGATTATAACAGGCCATCTCCGAGTCGGGCACCGAAACCGTCCATCGCAGGGCCGTCAAGGGGATAAATTCCCGGCGCACAGCATCCGGTTGTTTCGCCAGCCAGCCACCCTCGCATTGATCGATCTTGGCCAGGGCCTGGAAAATGTTCAGCTTGTATGATTTTGCCATCATGAAATCCTCACCTTGCGCGCCGTGATCTAAATACCAGCGGGCAGACTTGCATGTGCTGCTGTCCCACGGTTGCTAGGAACCCCGTCGCGTGATTTGATCATCGGCGGGGTTTCCGATTCAGCACGCTTACTTGCGGAGCCTGGGTCGAATCACCCCAGGAACGCCGATGCGACGCCCGAGTTTATTCAGTCTCTCGGTCGCCGGAAACGCATCCTCAGGAGCGGCAATCTCAGCGGCAGTCTCGCCAAACAAGTCCAATTGGTCGCGGCCATCCAGCGGCGCGGGAGCGGCTGAATGCTCGACAAATGGCGCCCCCGGCAGATAATCACTGAGCGCTTGGTAAGTACAGTTATCGAACGACCCAACCCCATTGGTGGGCAGCGCCCTGACATCGTCAAAGCGCTCGCTGAGCAACATGAACAGTTCGGCCATCAACAGGCTAGCGGCTTTCATGTTTCCCTTGCCGATCAGTCGGTAATATTCTTCCAGCAATTGATCACGTCGATCGTGAAAAGATGTCATAATAGGGCCTTTGATCAAGAGAAAATCTTAGTTATATCAAGCACTTCGGGTAACCGATGTACATCCTTGACGCAACATATACACGGTGGATTCGGGCGATTTTCCAAGGGCACCACCAGGATATGCCCGTATTTTAATTTAGGCAGTGTCCAGGTCACGTCCGGGAAGTTGTTCACGTGCACGATCTCGCCGAAATCCGGCATATAGCTGGTAATCGGATTCAAGATGAACGCCTCGAACGGCCGATCGCGCAGGTCCTTCAGTTCGATAATCTCGACATAGCCAAAATCCTTATCGGCGATCACGATCGACCAATCGAGCGGAAGCTGCACCCGGTATTTGCCGATTTGCAGGTCGGCGGACGGCCGCGAGAACGCGTCGAGAAAGATCAACGGAATGAAATAGAAATCGACTTCCTCCTGATCACTGTAATCCAACACACAATACCGTAAATCCTCGATCTCATCCACCGTCGAAGCATTGGCCGATGGCAACGGAATGCGATTCATGTCAAACGCGACGTTTTGATTGGTCAAAATTAAAACCATTTTTATTCCTTGATAAAACCATCCATCAAATACAGGCTTCTGAGGCGGTCTACGCGGCGTCACTGAACGGGTGGCGCCCAGCTAGCTAAAATGTCCTAGACGCCGCGTAGCCCCCGCTGGAAGCCCGTAGTGGGGGTGTTGCGTGGCTACGGATACCGCAGCCGGACTTTCTGTACTGGATAGCCCGCCTCGGCGTAATAGGTTTTGCGTTTCGTCAGGTGCCGTGCCGAGAATTTCAATGACGAACAGACATCATAGATCACGGCATCGCTTTTGTCATTGGCCCGGCGCAGAATCCGTCCCGCCGCCTGGGTGTTACGCACGTATGACTTTCCCGGTTCGAGGATCACCAAGTTGAACAGGCGCGGAATATTGATTCCGACTGCGGCGATGCCATAGGTAGCTACTATGATCTTGTTTGTCGCGGTCTGAATGGAATTATATTCGCGTTGCCGGGTAGTTTCTTTAGTACTGCCTGACACGAACACCGAGTCAGGGATCAGCTTTTGCAGCCGTTTGCCGCTTTCGATCCGATCGACCAGCACCATGGTATTGCCGGTGGCCGCCCAGCCTTCGATCAACTTGGCGACATAGGCCAGCCGCTGCGGATCAGTCAGCAGGAATTCATGTTCTTCCTGATAGTCCGCGAATTCATAGTCCGGGTCGATCAACTGGCGGATTTCGATCTTGCAGTTTGCCAGCACGCCCTTTTCTTGCAGTTCGGCCGCCGAGAGGGTGCCGATCAATGGCCCGATCGCCGCCAACAGACAAATCGACTCGTGATCTTCCTTGGGCACACTGCCAGTGACGCCCCAGCGGATCGGCACATCCGATAACGCGCCGCATAGTAACGATTTGAGTTCCTTTCCCTTGATGGTGTGGCAATTCGCCACCACGGCGCCATTGGCTACGTAATTATGGTCGCGTTCAATATGCAGATTATAGGTCTTTTGCGGCGTGTCGATCTGCGATCGACGGATGAGTTTCATATAACTTCCTAATACTCATAATACCAGCGGCTCCGTCTCTACAAACGCAATATCTCCCAGATAGATATTGGATGTTGCGTTCATCCGATCTGATATGGATCGCCAGCGATCTAACTTCAATGATACCCAGCACTCGC